TTTATTCTGGCAACTCCCGTCTAAGCCTATTTTTCCCCATTCGCCATCGTCAAATCTCAAAGGAGAGATTATATCAAAACTGCAAAGTTTCTTGACGAGATTGATTTCAAATGGTGCCGAGAATCCGCTGTTACCATGAGAAGAGAACAGCGCGACAGCTTCTATTACCTGTTCGCGCATCCATTTGTTAGGACCGTCCTCTTCTTTGCTATATCCGGCTAATTCCAATTCTCTTATCGCATGTTTACATAAATTACTGTTTGCGATAATATACCGAAGAGCCTTCTTGTTGATAAGGCTCTTCTTGCTCATTTTCTTTACAATTCTTCTACTCTTTTTCATGTTTAATGTTATTTAATGTTTTAATCACCAATCTCCTCTATCATTCGTATTGTGCCATGACCATCTGTTTCGCGAAATCTTTGTACGCCACTATTTTTCGCAGGTTTGCTCGCATTCGTATTTCCCCGATACCGCCGACCGGAGACAAGGCGCCTGTATTAACACCTCTTCCCATGTTTATTCCTCCTTGTTATATAATTGCTTGTTTTTATATTCCAACATCCTTCCCATCCTCTTTAACCCAATTAACTGTATCGCAATACCAACAATACCCTGTCTTGGAATCCTTTTTATGAGAATGGGATCCACATGTGGCGCACCAATAATTATCATCCATATTGTATGTATAACTTTCATCCTCATGCATTTTGGCTATTCTAGCCACCCTATCCTCCAGCAGATCCTTTAGATAATGGCATTCGTAAGGTCTATCCTCTTCCTTTAATATATAAATATCGATATCCATCATGCTCCCCATCCTGTCCGTACACATACACTCGGCGGCATGGCGCACGTTCCCTTCCGGCATCCCCGGAACTATCTCCCGGATCACCGCCTCCATCTTCTCTTGGTATTCGGTGTCTACCTTAGCCACCAAGTCTTCTAGTTTATCTATTAAGCTCATAATTTTTATTGTATATAATTACTATTTGATATTTATACATATTTATTCTGTATCATCTTCACCTTCACCTATCATATCCGTATGACCAAATATCATATCAATAAATTCAAGCATCTCATCATTAAACGATCCGCTTTCTTCTTGCAGCTCCCTACATTCAACCTCGGTCAATCCACAAGAGGACACCAGCTCCTCCGCGGCTTGCGTCCATCGCCCGTCGTGAGCCAGCTCCTGAACCGCCAGCCATATCCCTTGGTTCATGCCCTCCATTCTTGCCTTATCTAAAATATCCTTATTTCCCATATTTTCAATCATTTAAATTCTTGTTTATTATAACAATCTCTATATCGTTTAACATTTTATCTTTTGATGTTTTTTCTACTGTTCTTGGAATGATATTAAAATCTTTATTGCTAAGCTTATTATCCACCATAATCTCAATCAACTGCTCTATGGTAAGCCCAAGCTCATTATGGATATAATTCTTTATCGCTTTATATTCCTTACTTCTGCTCATAATATATCTACTTAATACTGTGAATTATATTTTTTTCTCTCTCCCACTGTCTTCCCCTATAGGATTATTCCATCCGTATTTTACAGCCATAGCTTTAAATAGAGGAAGTCCATAAAATCTATAATCATTCTCAGGATGAGCATATACTGTTGATTTCATTTCAGTTCTTTAATTAAAGCATCCGCATATATTACAGCTAATTCAGCCGCCTTATCACACGTCTCCAATATTAATTCACCGTGAGGTCCACGCCCTGATACGGATGTGATCGGAAGCATGGTTTTTGCCATCTCGTATCTACGTTGTTCCCAATCTACATGGGTGTTACACGGTTCTTGATTGACCTGTATATATCTTCCTTCAATATTAGAAGATCTTAATGTTTCCGCATTCTCTTCGCCGAATGCAACCAGAATAGACCCACATCCTGGACTTTCACCTATTGTTCCATCTTCTCTGTGGAATTTTATCCTTCCTTTCATAAACAATATACCTTTTGCTTTCGGGAATACAACATTCTGAAATATCTTATTGTCAAGACGATTAAAAAGAAGAGCTATTCCATTATTGTGCTCTACCATACGAGTAATAAAATGCTCTATAGTCGGTCTTGAATAAGGTGGGTTTAACCATACCCTTCCTTCCCATTTTTGTTTTAATCCATCTTGCTCTTTGTTATACATAACCCTGGCTGTCCTCCATAACGGACGCATAGGCGCACATGGATCTAAATCAAATTCTCCTAAAGCGTCTATAATTTCTTTAGGTGTGTACCATTCATCTGTACTGTTTTTAGATTTCTCAAATGATGTATTCATATATCTATGTTTTATAAGTTAATCCCATCCTCCAGTAGTGTACAAAGATACATCTTCCTCCTCTACGTTTACACCTTTAATAGCCTGTAGAAGTTTTTTCTTTGTCTCCCGGCACATATTGTAACCATATCCTTTATACCGATATGAGCGCTCCCATGTACTTACCGGAAAAGGGATATTTTCGTCAATAACCAGCCTCTTCATATGAAGATGTTCGAAGAATTTCTCATGGTAGAGAAGCTTATACTCGTATCCTACTATATCAGTAAATGAGAACGGAAAATAATCATCTTCTTTTTCTTCGTATTTAGGCTCCTTATAGTAGGCCATTTTTGTTACGGTAAAATCGAAGCTCCTAAGAATCTCTTCTGGCTTTCCGAACTCTGATTCTATGAACTCTACCCATACCTTTTCTCCCTCTTTCTGGAATGCACATGCCTTCTCATTCCTATACTTAAATTTCCATCCTTCTTTCTGATGTTTTTCATCATTGAACAAATCAACAGCTTCCTGAAAATCGCTTTCGCTTTCAAAGAAAATATCAATATCTTTTACCTTTTCTCCGGAAAGGATATTCTTAAAACATCCACCAGCTATGAACCCTTTGTGACCTTCCATGTACTTGTCAAGCCATCTTATTTGCCAGAAATTATCTGGAGTATCTATTACGAAATTGTTCATATCGTTTGTATTTTACTGTTACCAAGCGAGATAAAAATTCCGCTTCACAATAATACAGTGAGTGTAATTGCTCAGGTCGATTCCGTTGTCCGTAAATGTATCCAGGACTCGTTTTTCCACGTATTTGAGTTTTACTGTTATCCCCTTTTTAAACACTTCTATTAACTTCTCATTGCACTCAATAGGTCCAATAAAACAATATCTATTCGAAGGACTGTCTGATATACAATATGTCTGACATCCTAACATGTTGCTTAAAATTACTTCGTTCATAATTTCTCTATGATTCTAATATGGTGTCTACAAACTCCGTTATTTTATCAACGGATTCTTTTGATAAGGTATATCTTCTCCAATCCCATCTAAAATGCGCTTTTGGGAGATTTTTAGTAGAATATTTTTCATTTCCGTCCTTGTTAGTCCATTCGTAATTATCCTCCGGATCCGCCACTTTTATCCCCGATTTAGGTCCGTTACGAAAGCTATATAGCATTCTTATAACCG